CCTGTTGCCGGAGGATAAACATAAAAAACTTTTGGGTTGCGTTCATCGAACATAAAGTTCTTAATCGTTGTGCTGGTTGTACTTGTATGCCAATCAGGAGACTGACTATCTAACAACTCTCTTTCTACCAAACGAACTGAACGCCCTACTACATCTGCTGACGTATAATTTCTAATACCATCTAAAAATTTATTTCCGTCAGAAGGAATAGACTGCTTTGAACCAGCAGTCAAAGCAATACTAGCAGTCTCCGCATAAATATCCGGTCTGTAAATCGCCAACTCTCTCCTTGCGTCATTCAAGTACCGAATAAGTTCTGCTTGTGTCCATCTAGTATTATTAGAATCTTGTAGAGTATCTGATACTCTTGTTAAGAGATTACTTGGAGTTAGTGCCATTTCTCTTTACCTTTTTGCGCGGTTCTTTTTTTTGAACTGTTTTTACAGGCAACTCAATTTCTTCATAAGTGTTATCAAAAGCAATTGCTCGATTCCACGGATAAATTGTTCCAGTTGCTATATGTCTCAATGCCTTCATCCAAACTCCAAAAAAAAAGGGGGCGATTAAGCCCCCTTGTCAAACGTTAAATACGATTACTTGGTGTAAACAAACGCTTCAACTAATGCTTCTGGCTTAACAACTTTATAGCCAAATACATTTAAACCACGAACGATATTACCGAACGTAGCTGTGCTTCTTAGCGTTTCTACATTGCTAATCTGTGATGCGAAAGTAATTGCATCTTTTGTTCGAGCATAGATCGCTGTTCCTGTAACAGATGTGTCTGAACCTTCGCCAGCAACAGATGTTGAATCTGTTGGAAGAAGATTTGATACATATACAGTAAAGCGATCAATCATACCGAGTCTTCCGTTTCTCAACGGAGTCTGAGTATCGCCAGTAATAGATGCGTCCTTCAAATCAGAAGTCTTAATTCTTGAAGCAATAGCCGGAGTAATAACTAACCAGCGTCCCTCTTCAGGAGCAGACTGCTCATCAAGGACTTGACCCATCTCAACAATGTGATCAATAACATCTCCTTTTTCAACTAATATAGCTGTCTTAGTTCCTGATGAAGAACCTAAGTCGATGTTACTAAACTTACCAGCAGTTGTTCCACGGTTATCGGCAGATGCTCCACCTTTAATACCCAAAAGAACTGCTGTGTCGATGTTGATCTTCAATTGCTGTGAAGCATCGTTTGTGAAAATATCCATCAAGCTTAAATCACTTTGGATTTTATCGACATCATCGACTACGACTTGGAAATACTTACCTTGGTCGATGTTCAATTCAACAAGCGACGTTGTTGGTACTTCTGTCGCAAGAGTCAAACCCTTTGTGTAATTGTTGATGGTAATATTTGGGATGGTGCGGATTTGGACTTTATCGCCCATATCACGAATCTCGCCTTCCCAATCGTTGTTGGTAATCTCAGCTAAAACTGTACTAGAGTAAAATTTAGCCTGTAACTTACCTGACCATATCTCAGGAATAAATTTTCCCGCATATGCGTCTGTTGTGCTACCACTCGTATAGTAGCCCGAGGTGACTGCTACTGACATAGCTTATCCTTTCAATTTCTGATTCTATCCTCCTGTTGAGCCAAGAAGATATCTCTTTCTATCTCAGCCTGTTTCTCTGGCGAATACTTACCCCGCATACTATCGTTATAAAACTGAGTAATCTCACGTTTTGTATAAGTACGTTTACCCTGTGGAACAGGAGTACGCTTTGTAGTTTTCGGTGTAACTTGCTCTGCCAATGGAACTGGTTGAGTAGATGGTTCTTGTTTCGTATGTTGAGATAAATAAGCGTTAAACATATTTGCAACTCTAACTGAATCGTTCTTTACATCAGCATCTTCAAAAATAGTTTTTCGATCTAAACCAGTAAAAGCATCTACCTCTCGCAACCATGATATAAATCCATCGGATGAATTTAATTCCTGATACGTCGGGCAAAGCTGTTCTAACTCAGATAAAAACTTTTGACGACTAGATGTTTGTTGTTGTTGCTGAAGTTCACTAACAGTCTTTTCCAACTCGTTAATTTTATTTTTGGAATCTCCTACTACATCCATAGCAGATCTTTTTACAAAATCAACATAGTTCTCGCCATACTCTTCGACTTCCTCTGGCTTAATATTAGATTCAACTTTTACAGGCTCCTCTTTTGGAGTGTTTTTCATTGTATCTAACTGAGCTTTTAGTTCTCGAATCTGACCAGCTAGTAGCGGTACTTCTGCCCTATACTTGCCATCAATGACTTTAAACTTGTGTTCCCAGTCAACAGTTTTTTGTTCTTCGATGTTTTCCTTCTGCGTTTCGGTTGTCTCAGACTTTTGTTCAACGACTTCTTGTGTGTTTTCTGTTTGAACCTCTTGTGCTACAGGAGCATCGTTTTCTTTAGGAGCATCTTGCGATGGGTTCCCTTCGTATACCTTGCGGTACATTTCATCAGCTAAAGCTTGCTGTTGTGCAACGTTTTTATTCATAACTACATTTCCTCAAGAGCCTTTGGATAAAACTTAACTTGCGCCAGCTAAATTTCTCAAAAGGTGTTCTTATTAATCCCCTAATCTTTAGGGGTGCTTAATCGAAGTACATCTCTTAGTGCCTGACAATAGCCTTGCAACTTGTGGGCTTGGAGCGCATCATTCGCGTTTTCCAAATCCTCAAGTCTTTTACTATGAGTGTCCTCCAAATTCTTTTTTAATTGTTTAAAATCTTCATCATTATGCAATCGCCTGATTGCTTCTTGTAATCTATTCAGTCTCACGATTCTTTTTAAAATTTTGTTTTTGCCAAGTCATCCTTCTGTCTCTCGGCATATCCGCGTCATATACTAAACCACCCATGTTCATTCCATAACTCAAATTATTTGGGTCAGCCGGATTAAACGGAGTTGTTTGATTCATGTTCGCCTGATTAGGGTCTTGTTGGTTTTTATACCTGAGAACATTTACTGGTTGTGCAACCGCATTCCCAGAAGTATTTGTTAAATTGGTAACATACGCAGAGTACAGAGCATCCATCTTCTCTTCTCTCTTTTTATTTTTCTTCATGGTATCGCCAGCCATATAACCGCCTAACGCTCCCATTGCTACTCCTAGAATACTCATTGCACCTGTCCTCCTTGTTGTTGTTGTGCCATCATCATTTGCATCATTTTTTGTTGCTCTTCCTGTTCTTTCAATTCTTCTGGGTCAGGGATTAACTTATCAATATCCATGTTAAGTCCCTTGGCTGTTTCCCTAAGTAACTCTGCCCTACCACTTGCACCCATGATTTGAATATCAACAGGATTAGAAGTAAGTTGTAAAAATTCATTTCTTCTAACTTGTACAGACTCTCTTAATAATGTACCGACAACTCCAGCGGGTACAATTTGCATGTCTCCCTTAATTGCTGGGTCGGGGTCATAGATCATCAAGTGATCGTACATCCTTTGTAAAACTTCTGTTAATGCACCATCAACGTTTAAGATTGCAGACTTGATTCCCTTGGATGCGTTTTCCATAAGCATAGCTAAACCACTTGCTGTTCTTCCCGCACCGGAAACCTGACTACTACCATAAACATAATTCGGCACTCCAGTAACTTCATCAGATTGTTTTTGAAAGTATTGATACACGCTCATCAAAACATCTGCATTCATATTCGGCTGATAAAATCGGACTGCGGGCTGACCGCCACCAGTTCTATCAGAAGTTACTTGCCAAATTTTCCACGGATACATTTGCGTTATATCTTCTCCGTCCGGCAATCTATCTACAGTAACTTCTACTTGTGGAGCTGACGCTAATGCCATGTTATTTGCTAACGCTCTTGCTGATGCGTTACAAACAGTTTGTACATCTCTCATCATCTCCGGTAATGCTAACCCCCAGAATGCTGAAGGAATCTGCTCCCATGAAGCTTTTGAATAAGGTCTTCTTCCAAGAGGGTCAGGATTTAAAATTGCTTTAATTACATACTGCCCGATAACCCATACATTTACTTCATACTCTTTATAGGTTTCGACACCTTCCATACCCCACTCTTCTAACATTCCTCCGCTTACAGAACCCCAGAACTCTATACCTTCAATAAGTTCTGTACCAGATAACGTAGTGTTTCTTCCTTCAAGAATATTTCTTTCTGCATCAGACTGAAGAGTTTCGGTAATACCTGATCTTCCATATTGCTCTAACACTTGATTGATTGCGTCATCATCGAAATGCGCTAACCCTTTGAACGATTCTATATCCGCTCTTGTTAACTGATGTCTTTGTATTAAATATCCTTCCTGACAATTGTTTGCATTTGGACTAGGAAAAATATCATACGGAGATACTCTTTCAAATTCTTCTGCGATCTCGTATACAACTTCTGCTTTGAAATCTTCTGCCCATTTTAATTTTTTCTTTTGACGAATTAAAGGGGCTTTCATAATCGCGCATGGAAAGGTAACAAAATCATATATGAATTCTGATAAGACTTCATCAAACTTTGAGTCTTGCATTTTATCCATGATTCTTTTTTCCATTCTTTCAGAAGCTTGATAACTTTTTTCGTCAAGTTTTTTACGAACTTCGTTATAAACTTCTTCCAGTCTTTTTTGAATCACTTGCGGATTGAGAGGTTCTTGCATAGCCATGTCCTCGGCTTCTGCAACAACAGTCTCTACAATCTCTTCACTTAAATAATCTGGAACACTAGGCTCCGCAGTCGGACGTAAACTCCATGACTTCTCTCCCGCGTTCATCATTACATCTTTTATCCAAGACTCTGATGCTCTGCATTTGATATCCGTTAACATCATATAAATATCAGAACCGCCAGTATCTCTAATCATTGCCAATCTGTCAGGGTCGTATTCCCCTCGTCTTTGCCTTTCGCATTTTAATAGCCTTTCGGTAATGTCTGCTTTCGCTGACTTGGCTTCTGCGTAACAACTGCGAACATAATTGACAAGACTTAGGACGACTGGTTCGTCCTCAATCTTTGAGTCTTCGAGGTCTTCTACTAATTTTGTTTTTAATAAAGCCATTAGAACCAACCTCCGTTTGTGCCGTTACGAACTGATCTCGCGCGAACTGGATTCATCTCATGTCTCATATGCAAACAACCATATTGAAGTGCATCGTGTATATGTGAGAATTTATCTTTCACAGGTCTATCCTTATACTTTGCAGTATTACCTGACACTCGTAATCGTTCGTATCTATATCCATTATTAAATCCTTTTCGTAAC